CTAATCCTGAAGGTGCTCAGAAAACCGAACCTCCAGCTCCCGAAGCAGCGGGTCGAGAACTTCGTCAGGCAGGTCTTCGATAAGTTGACGCAAAACAGCTCGAGGGTTGTTCAAAGGGTTATCGGTATCGAGATCCTCGACTGCCGATAGGCCGAGCGCACTAACGACTTTGGTAATAGACCGGTGGCTTAGTGTGGCAGTTGAGCCGCTTGTGAACTTCGACAGCGTATTCGGTGAAAGCCCAACAGAGTTGGCCACCTTCGTCGGGTTAGTCCCTTGTGCGGCCATCAAGATGCGTATGTTGCGCCGCCGCCTTTCCCAATCCACGCCATCCATGTCCAGTCTCCATATTTGGAGCAAGGTTATCACGCTGGCATGTGATTTTCTCAACCTGTATTTTTTTGCAGGTTAACCGATTTTATGATTTTTGTCATAATTTTCCGTTGCAAATCATAATCTCTTATGATTTTCTTGCATCAATCATAATGCGAGACAACGATGATCAACACACCTCACCAGCACATTGTCCCCGTGATCCCCTCCCCTGAACAGTTTGCGCGGTGGGTGGAAGGATCACTGGACCGGCTCCCCACCCGCGCAAGTCACTACCTCTTAGTCGAGGGAAAGCCCGGCTCAAAAAACCGGGTTTCGAACTTCCTGAAGAACCCGAACAACCTGCGACTGGAGCTTGCATACGAGCTGCAACGTCAGATCCTGACAGATGCAGTGCGCTATGGCGTAAACCTCGATCCGATAAAGATCGAGCAACTCGCTTCAATAATTCGCGCTTCCTGAGCGGAGTGTTGGATATGCGTCATTCGACCTCAGCGGCCGAAAAGAGTTGCTCGCCGCTGCTTTATAGCCAGTCCCGCCCGCCTGCCGGTAGCGGCCTGGTTCAACTTCCCGGCAGCCATGGGGATGCGCTGCCGGGGCCTTTTTCTTCCCGCTTACCACTCGCCGGAACGGGTCCCAGCCTTGCCGCATTTCTGGCGGGCTGGGGCCAGCGGACGCGCGCGTGGTGGCCCCGCACGGCTGACTTGGCCGGTGACATCATTGGCGCGGCCTGTGTGCTCGCCCTGCCCTTCCTGTTTTTGTTTGGAGCCTTCCTGACATGAGTGCCGAAATCTTCGACTTTCCCAAGACACCGCATGAACGCGCCAAAGCGGTGATCGAGGCCGCCAAAGAGTATGCCCGCGCACGTGAGGCATTTGACGCGGCTGATAAGACCTTGGCGCAGTCCGGTCAGCGCGACACCGGGCAGTTCAGCGACGAACTTGACGCCGCCGCTGACCGGCTCGGCGCCACCCAGCAGCGGGTGGCTGATCTGACGGTGGCACTGACGGTGGACGGTGCCTTGCACGACCTCAGCGAGCTTCTGGCAGCCGCTACCGCAGGCCGCCCCTGATGCCCGGCGCGCAGGTCATAAAAGGCGGTGTAACGCCTGGCTTGCACGCCCAGTCCCCCGGTCAAGCTGCAGAGAACGGCACACCGGCCCATGAACACCCTCAAATTCAACACGAAGGAGCATCCCCAATGACCCCTCCGAATTGGCAGAAAATTCAAACGCTGCCCGTTGCCGACATCCAGGTGGAGGAACGCCTGCGTACCGCCTCCGCCACGGCGGTGGCCAGCATCGTTTCATCCATCCAAGAGGTGGGCGGCATCCTGCAGCCGCTGCTGGTGCGCCGGATCAAGGACGGCTACCGGCTGATGGACGGCCTGCACCGGCTGACCGCCGCCAGGGAGGCCGGGCTGGATGAAGTGCCAGTCAAGGTCACCGAATGCACCAATGACGAGGCGATCCGCATTGAGGTTGACGCCAACGTCGCCGGCGCTCCGCTGACCCCGCTGGACATGGCGGTGTTCCTGGCGGAGCACAAGAAGCTGTATGAGCTGGACAATCCGGATAGCACCCGGGGCAAAGCTGGGGCGCGCGGCCGCTGGAATGCAACTGACAAAATGTCAGTTGCATCGTTCGCCGCCAACGCCGCAGAGGTGTTCGGCAAGGGAGAGCGCCAGATCTTCCGCCTGATTAGCGTCGGCGAAAAGCTGTCCAAAGAGGAAATCGGCCAACTCCGCTGCGCCCCGAACAGGGTGCAATTTAAGGACCTGGAACACATCGCCAAATGCGGTGCGCAGTCAGACCGCAGCGAGATCTGCGCAGCCTTGGGAGCAGGCGAGGCGAAATCCGCGAAAGAGGTGCTGGACCGGAAGAAGGCCCCCGGAGCGGCGACGGTGTCTTCCGCGGAAGCGCAGTCCGGCAAGATCGGCGACGCCTTTTCCCGGGCATCAAAGGCCGCGCGGCTGCAATTTGTCCGCACCCACTTCGACGACCTGGCTGCCTTGCTGGCCGAGGCCCAGCAGCAAGCCGCCGCGGGTGAAGTCGTGCCTTTTTCCAGTAAGCGGGAGGCGGCACAGTGACCGGCGATCTGTCTCCAGCACAGGAATGGTGGTCCGCTGCGGATATTGCCGCTGCGCGCCTGCCCGGTTTGCCCGGCAGCGTCCGCGGCGTGAATGCCTATGCCGAGCGGGAAGGCTGGAAGGACAATCAGGAGGCGCTGAAGCGCAGGCCGGGCCGCGGCGGCGGTCTGTTCTTCCACTGGTCTTTGCTGCCGCTAGAAGCCCGTTTAAAGCTCTTTGAACAGGGCGTTAAAGCCCCTGCAGAACCTCCCGACCGGACGACGGCCTGGCTGGCTTACGAAAAGCTCTCCGACGCTGCCAAAGCTGAAGGCCAACGCCGCCTGGATGCCCTGAACAAGGTGGAGCTGCTGCACAGCAGCGGAACGACCCAAGTGCAGGCTGTGGCAATCATCGCGGCGGAGGTGAGCGTCAGCCCTCGCACGGTGTATAACTGGATGGAGTTGGCCGAAGGTGTCGCGGCCGAAGACCGTCTCGCATACCTGGCGCCTCAGCCGCCCAGGAAGCGTGTCAGGAAGGAAGACCGCACCCAGTACAAGCCCTTCATGGACTGGCTCAAGAGCGCCTACCTGCGGCTGGAAGGCCCGGACTTCGCTCCCTCCTACAGATCCGCGGTGAAAATCGCGGAGCGGGAAGGCTGGCCCTACCCGATCCAAAAAACTGCCAAGCGCTGGCTGGATGCCGAGGTGCAGCGCACAACCCAGGCCTATCTGCGCCAAGGCGTCAAAGGCCTTATGCGCTGCTTCCCGGCTCAGATCCGCGACCGCACCGGCCTTCACGCGATGGAAGCCGTGAACGCGGACTGCCACAAGATCGACGTCTTTGTGAAATGGCCCGACGGCACCGTGAACCGGCCTCAGATCGTTGTGTTCCAGGACCTGTATTCCGGCAAGTTCCTGTCCTGGCGTGTGGACCACGACCCCAACAAGGTCATGGTGATGGCCGCCTTCGGCGAAATGGTCGACACCTGGGGCATCCCCAAGCGCTGCCTGTTCGACAACGGCCACGAATTTGCGAACAAGTGGATGACCGCCGGCGCTCCTACCCGGTTCCGGTTCAAGATCCGCGAGGATGACCCGGTCGGCGTTCTGCCATTGCTGGGCATCAAGATGCACTGGGCAAACCTCGCCAGCGGCCAGTCCAAGCCGATTGAACGCGGCTTTGGGGACGTGGCCAAGGTTATCGCCAAGGACCCCCGGTTCGCAGGCGCCTATGTCGGAAACCGCCCGACCGCCAAGCCGGAAAACTACGGCAGCCGCGCGATCAATGCGGCCGAGTTCCTGGAAGTGTTTGAAGAGGGCATTGAAGAGCACAATGCCCGCACCGGGCGTCGCTCCGATACCGCAAAAGGCCGGTCCTTCGACGAGACCTTCGCGGAAAGCTACGCCTCGGCGCCGGTTCTGAAGGCGACGGAGGAACAGCGCAATCTCTGGCTGATGGGCCAAGACACCGCCAAGCTGCACAAGCACAACGGCAGCCTGACCTTCCACGGCAATGTCTACCACTGCGACTGGATGAGCCAGGAAGCCAACCGCAAGATCGTGGTGCGCTTTGACCCGGAGGACCTGCACAGCGGCGTCCATATCTACGGTCCCGAAGGCGGTTACCTGGGCTTTGCCGAGTGCCAGCAGAAGATCGGTTTCTTCGACTTGGAAGGCGCACGTGCCACCGCAAAGCGAAAGCGTCAGATTGCCAAGGCGGAGAAGAAACTTGCCGAGCTGCACGCCCCGCACTCGCCAGAGCAGCTTGCCGCCGACCTGAACAAGCATCGCGAGGAAACCACGGCCCTGATGGAAGCCAAGGTGGTGAAGCCAGTGTTCGCGAAGACTCCCAGGGTTTCAAACTTCCGGCAGCATTCCGACCCCAACGCGGAAGCCGCGCAGGAAGCACTTATCCTGGAAATGGATGGCGGGCGTAAGAAGCCTGCGCCTGCAAGCAAACAGGAGGAATTCAAGGTGGCAGGTACACCGGAAGAACGGTTCAGCCAGGCGCAGGACATCGAGCGCAGGCAGCAGAACGGCGACCCTGTCGGGGACCGCGAAGCGGCCTGGCTGGAGGGCTACCAAAGCCATTCGGAATACGAGGCGCTGGCAGCGCTGAAGCAGGCATTCGGCGGCAATAACGCCGGGTAGATCACAAAAGAAAGCCGCCGCCTGGATGGACCCCACGGCGACGGCATTGATTGACTAGGAGCGAGCATGACACAGACATTGGAAATCGGCAATAGCGTACAGCCGCTGACCAACGTTGCAACGATGGCAGCACTGGTAAAGGAGCTGCAGAACCGGACCTTTGGAATGCCTGGATTGGGCGTATTTTACGGCTATCCGGGCTATGGCAAGACGTTCGGGGCGATTTTCTGCGCGTCGGCGTTTGACGTCATCCATATTTCCATGCAGGGCGACTGGACTAAGAAGACCTTCCTGGAACGGCTGTTGCACGAACTGGGCCTCCCGCCCAAGCGGGTCGTGCCTGATATGGTTCTGCAGGCTTGCGAGGCGCTGGCGCAGGACGGCCGGACTCTGATCGTTGACGAGGCTGACTATGCCTTCCGCCGCGGCGTCATCGAGCTGATCCGGGACCTGCACGATGGGTCGGACACACCGGTCATCATGATCGGCATGGAGGAATTTCCGCAGAAGCTCCGTAAATACGAACTCATCGACAGCCGGGTCATGTCCTGGGTGGCTGCCCAGCCCGCGACCCTGAAAGACGCGGGCTTGCTGGCCAGCGTCTACGCCGAAGGCGTGGAGGTTGCCGATGATCTTCTGGACGCCATCCTGGAGCGCAACACCGGCAACGTTCGGCGCATGGTGACAGATCTTGCCCAGGTCAAGAGCGAGGCGCGTAAGATGGGCCAGACCGCTATATCCCTTCAGGATTGGGGCGGCATCGAATTCCGCCGCAAGGACGCACCCAGCCCGCGCCGGGGGTTGAAATGATCCGGATCACAACCCGCAACGCCGCTGAAAAAGAGATCCTGGAATTCATCCAGACCCGCCTGCGGTTCACCCACCAAGACGTCGCTACCTATTGCGAAGCGAGCGATTGGGCGCGTCAGAATTTCTTACGCTCGCTGCAGCGTAAAGGCCTTGTGACCGAATGCGGCAAAGAAGGCTCCACGCAGTACTATACTGTCTGGGGCAAAGATGAGGCCGCGGATATCATCGCGGCCGCGCAAGGACGCGAGCTGGATACCGCCTGGTCGCAGGAGCGGCTTAGCAAGCTGCTGGAAAAAATGCGCCAGAACGGCACTGAGGTTGAACTGCCCACCACCGAACCACGCGGCCCGGAAGAGCAGCAGATTTGGAAGTACGTTTCGGAGCGCCCCTATTTCACATCGGCGGATGTAGCCTCCATCTGCGCGTCTGAAGCCATCCGGACGCGGTTCCTGAACCGTCTGAAGCAAGCCGGCATCATGAGGGTGTGGGGCCGCAGCCAGGGCAAAACCTTCCTCACCGTTAAGTCCCCGGCAGAAGCCCGGAAAGATGCGAAAGGCAAGCGCGGCACGAAGGAAGGCTCAATCTGGTCCGCGATGCGTCAGCAGAAGCGGTTCCGGCCGATTGACCTGTTTGCCGCACTGTCCCCAGCCCGCCCGGACATCTCCCAGAAGTGCATTCTGGACTATTGCCGGACCTTGCGCCGTGCAGGCTACCTCCGCACCGCTGCCCGCACCCGCATTCTGCAGAACGAAACCCCTCTGGTCCTGATGAAGAACACCGGCCCGCTGCCCCCGCAGAAGCGGAGCATGACAGTCGTCATCGACACCAACGATGACAAAATTGTCTACGCACCTGGAGGGCGCCTGTGATGAGCGACCGCCTGATTGTTGCCAAGGATGCCTGGGGCGACGAGCTGCCCGACTGGATCCGGGTTCTGGTGCAGGAGTGCGACCAGTCTTCGCAGAAGAAAGTCGCCGCGAAACTGGATCTCAGCGCCACGGTGGTAAGCCAGACCATTCGCAATGCCTATCCCGGCAGCATTGCAATGGTCGAACAGGTCGTGCGCGACGTCTTCATGAACGCGCCGGTTCACTGCCCTGCCCTGAAAACAGAGATCTCCAGTGCCGCTTGCCTGGCCCACCGCCGCCGCGCCGAGACCTGGTCCCATTCGAACCCGTTCCGGGTCCGGATGCAGCGGGCCTGCCGCGCCTGCCCGAAGTTCAACAAGGAAACCTAGACCCCGCGCCACCCGCGCAAAACCGAAAGCATCACTCATGACTGAATACTCCCCCCAAGACACACCACAGAGCGAGTTCAAGCCTGCGGAGATCCCCAGTGGCAAAGTCGAAGCCAACGGCAAAACCTACATGGCGGATGCCAAAGGGGCGCTGGTGCCGCTGGAGCTGGTGAAAGCCCAGGACCAGTTCCAGGACGAAACCGTGCGCAAGATCATCGGTTATGCCATCGCACTGAGCGAGCAGACGGCGCGCTTCAAGGCTCACGTGTTCGAGGACATTTCGACCTTTGAAGATGTGCTGGCGATGGAATATGGCGCCACCCTGGGCGGCCCCAAGGGCAACAAAACGCTGATGAGCTATGACGGGCTGTTCAAGGTCAGCGTCCGCACCGCGGATCGCTTTGACTTCGGCCCAGAGCTGCAGATTGCCAAGTCCCTGGTGGACGAATGCCTGAGCGACTGGACGTCCGGCGCCCAGGCCGAGCTGCGCGCGGTCGTTACCGACGCCTTTAATGTTGACAAGGAAGGCAAGATCAACCGGGCGGCACTGCTGAAGCTGAAGAAGCTGGAGATCAAGGACGAACGCTGGCAGCGCGCCATGAAGGCTATCAAGGACGCGGAGCGCGCGGTGGGCAAGGCGACCTATGTCAACTGCCATCAGCGCCCCGCCCCTGACGCTCCCTGGGAGCATATCTCCATCGACCTGGCCAAAGCGTGAGGTGCCCCGATGAGCGCTTTGACCTTCTTCGACCGCCGCACGTCCGTTGAGGTTTCCGGCGATGACACCCCGGTGTCGGGCGGGGTGCGGGCGGTCCTGGAACGCGGCTATGGCGGGCGGGTGAATTCCGGCCGCCTGGACACCGAACTGCTGGCCGCCACCCCAGAGGAGCTGAAGGACCTTTCCCGCGCCCAGGGCCTGCCTTTGAGCATCCTGCAGCGCCGCAGCGAAATGCTGGAGGCCGCTTTGGCCCGGCAGATTGCCGGCTAACCCAAGATGAGGAGAGAAAGAATGTCTGAGCCTTCAGTACCTGCAAAATTCGCAGATCTCACTATCCCCCCGGTGGCCGCTGCCGTTCACGTCAAACTGGAGGGCCAGGACTGCCCCTGGAGCATGGAAATCCCGCTGGAGCAGGCCCGCGATATGGAGGCCGACGGCTTCACCGTCCACTGGCTGCAGCCAAAATCCGCAATCACCCAAAGCCAAGCCCCTTCAACCCAATCCTGAAGAATTGGAGCCGGAACATGGCAATGACGAAAGACGAAATCAGGGAAAGCCTGCGACGCGGTTTCAGCGCCTACGCAACGAAGCAACATCGCGCCGGACTGGTGCTGGGCGGGCGCCTGTCCGTGGTAAAGCAGAACGCTGCTCTGGCGAAGATGCCCGACGACGAGTTCGACGCGCTGGCCAGGGAGGAAATGGAGCGCGCCATGCAGCGCATGAAGGCCCAGCAACAGGCGTTCCACCCGGTGGCGCCCGTGCATGACATCGAAGAGGTGCTGTCATGACCGCCAACCTGAAAAGGCAGATCTTCGCGCAATGCCGGGAACTCGGCATGGACAATGACGCCCGCCAGGAAATGCAGCTGCAGGTCACCGGCAAAAGCTCGCTGACCGACATGGGCCAAGCTGACCTTTTGAGGGTGGTCAGCCACCTGAAGGAAGCCGGGGCGAGCACCCGCCCCGGCGGCAAGAAAAAGCACCCGCGCGCCAAGCACGGCGGCGTGCGGTTCATCCATGTGCTGTGGAGCCTGCTTGGTTCCCGCGGCGAACTGAAGGACCCGACCCGCGCAGGCCTGAACAAGTTCATCCGGTCGCGCTTCGGCGATACCTGGGGCGCGGAGGTGGCGGACGTGGACATGCTCATCGAGCATGAGCAGATCAGCGACGTGATCAACGCGCTTACAGACTGGTGCTGGCGCGCCGGCATCGAGCTGGAGCAGTAGATCATGAAGCCCCCCCGCTACTTCGTTTCCGACAAAGCCGTGATCCGGCACCTGGAGCTGGCCGAAGGGCTGAATGTCAACGCCGTGCGCCGGAAGATCCGCCGCAAGGTCGAACTGGCTGAGGGCCACCCGGAGGCAACCGCCGTAATCAGCGGCGGCCGCCGGTACGTCCTCGAAAATGGCGTGGTGACGACCGTCACTCCAGCAAGCACCCTGGGCAAGCGCTCCAGACGGAAGCACCGCAAAGGGAGGGGCTGATGGGCGACGTCACCCCGACCTTTCCGCGGCCGACCGCCCAGGTGCAGCCCTATTTCGAAGTGCTGGGCCTTGAGGACACCCTGAAGTTCCTGGAGGCGTTCGGCGGCACCGAAGTCAGGTACTCCCTGAAGCCCCGGCAAACCTCAAAGCTTGTGGGCGTTGTCGGTTATGCAAAGGCAAAGGCGCTCGGCTCTGTGTCGCACCGCTTGCAGCGGCGCACCCCAATTGCCAAAGAATGGCGCGCCCGGGTCTACCGCTCAAAGGGCTTGAATATTGCCGACATTGCCCGCAAGCTCAGCGTGTCCGACGTCACGGTTCGAAAGTACCTGGACGAACGGCCGCCAGGCGATGAGGCGCAACTTTCCTTCTTCTGAAAAATAGCCCGCAAGCCGTTGCGGGCATTTTTTTTGCGCCGCGCCCGCCATCCTGAACCCCATTCAAACGGGGTTTAAAGGGGCCGGAAATGGGCATCCAAGGCGGCAAGGTTACAGGCATCGAATTTCAGGAGGCAAAGTGGTCAGGCGGTCAGATCACGCCGAGCCTGGTCGTTCTGCATGACACGGCCAGCAGCCTGAAGCCCGGCAGCGCCGCCTATTACCTCCAGAACAATGACGCCAAGGTGTCCGTTCATTTCGTGATCGAACTGGACGGGACCACTGTGCAGCAGGTTCGGACTGGCGACAGGGCCTTCCATGCCGGCACGTCCGAATATCACGGGCGCAAATGGTGCAACGGCTTTTCCATCGGTATCGAGCTGGTGAACCCCGGCCGCATGACCCGCAGCTCGGCGACCTACGCCCGCACCTGGTTCGGCCAGAAGCTCGACATCGGCTTGCACGGCATCGAGGAGGCTGAGACCCTCGAACACGGGCGCGGCCTGTGGATGCCCTACCCGGAGGCGCAGATCAGTGCCCTGCTGAAGCTGTTGCAGACGCTGTTCTCCTCAATCCCGACTCTCGAAGACATCACTACCCACTGGTACATTTCGCCGGGCCGCAAAGTGGACTCAAATCCTCTGTTCCCGCTGGAGCACGTCCGGGCACGCATCCTCGGCCGGGACGATCCGGCCGAGGCGGAGTTGGAGGAGCGGTCGGTGTCCTCCGCCGAGGAAGAGATGGCCATCGTCAACGTCCCCGGCGGGGCGCTGAACATGCGCAAGTGGCCCAGCTTCAATCCGAACATCATCACGGAAATCCCCGATGGCACACCGCTCCCGGTGATTGCTTCGGGTTCTTTCAGCGGCCGCCAGTGGCTGAAGGTCTTCTACGGCGGCGCCGTGGGCTGGATCGTCAAGCGCTACGCCGACCCCGTCACCTTTTCTGAACCCGGCTTCAAGGGAGGCCCCAAATGAAGCACAAGGACAAAATCATCCGGTTCCTGGGCGGCATCGCCCCGACCATCGCCACCGCCCTTGGCGGCCCTATGGCGGGGGTTGCGGTTAAAGCACTGGCAAAGGGACTGCAGGGCAATGAGGACGCCAGCGAAGCGGCTGTCGAGGAGGCGCTGCTCAATGCTGCGCCCGCCGACCTGGTGAAGCTGAAGCAGATCGAAGCCGAGTTTGCCGCCCAGCTCCAGGAAGCCGGCATCGAGCTGGAGCGCATCGCCGCCGGGGACCGGGCCAGCGCGCGCGACCGGCAGGTCAAGATGCGGGACTGGACCCCGGCCGTCCTCGGCGTGCTGATCATCGCCGGTTTCTTCGGCGTCCTGTCTGCGATCTTCTACCTCGGCCTGCCCGATGACGGCGGCGAAGTGCTGCTGATCATGGTTGGCGCGCTTGGTGCCATGACCAGCCAGGTGGGCAACTACTTCTTTGGCTCTTCGACCGGCTCCAAGGAAAAGCAGCAGATCATCGCCGCCAGCATGACAGGCGGTGCAGCATGATCCGGATCATCGCCCTTGCAGCCGCCATCGCCATTGGCTCCGCCGTTCAATTCGGCTGGGCAGCGTCTCCCGCGGTTGCCGTGACCTGTTTTTCAACGTTCGACCTCATGGCCGGCGCTTTGCTGGATCAATACAGCGAGCTGCCCATTGCGGAGATGCTGGCAAAGAACGGAAACACCATTCACCTGTTCATTGCTCCAAACGACGGCACCTGGACCATCGTTTCCACGGAACCGGGCGGCGTGTCCTGTGCGCTCGGCTACGGCGCAGACTTTCAGGCTCTCGGGCCTCCTGGTCCGGAGCACACCGGGGAGCTGCACTGATGGAGTTTGACCCGACCTTCACGTGGTCCAACATCGTGGCCTTCGTGACACTGGCGGTTTCTCTCGGAACCGCCGTTTACGCCTGGATCAGCTCCCGCCGGACGAATGTCGAAGAGCGCTTCAAGCAAGGGTCCGACCGGATGGACCGGCACGAAAACCGGCTGCTCGCCCTGGAGCATACGGTCAAGGAGATGCCGAGCCGGGAGGACGTTCACAAGATTGAACTGGCGATGGAGCGGGTGAACGGAACCATGGGCCGCATGGAAGCCGTGCTGGAGGGGAACCAGCAAATTATGGGCCGCCTGGAAAGCATCGTCTCCCGCCACGAAGACCACCTACTTAAAGGGAGCCGCTGATGAGTTACCACGAAACCGTGCGCGAGCACGCACGAATTGCCATTCTCCGCTTTCTGGAAGATGCGCCGGCATACACCTCCAACGCCTCGATGCTGGGTACCCAATTGCCTAGGCTCGGCATCGCTTTCACGCGCGACCAGGTCGCAACCGAACTGCATTGGCTGCAGGAGCAGGGCTTGGTCTCCCTGGAAGACAACAGCGGTTTCATCGTGGCCACTGCGACGACCCGCGGCGTGGAGATTGCCCAAGGTATTGCCCGCCATCCGAACATCCAGCGCCCCCGCCCCGGGAGGTAACCCATGCCGCCTCCCAAGAAACTTGATCTGGTCCCGGTGGAGATCCGCCACCGGCTGGCCAAGGCGCTTCAGGACCGCGGTTTTGGGGACATTATCGGCGTGACCGAGGACCTGAACTTCTGGCTTGAGGAGGAAGGGCTTTGCCTGACAGTCGGGAAGACGGCCGTCGGCGAGTTCTCCAAGCTGCTGAAGACACAGCGCGAGGCCTTCGCCATTGCGGAGACGCTGCTCTCGGACATGGACATCGAGGCGGAAAGCGGGATGCACCGGGCGCTCATGCAGATGATCGCCGCTGCGATGTTCCAGCTGATGCAGGCCGTGGCCGAGAAAGGCGAGCACATCGACGCCAAAAGCCTGGCAAACCTGGCGCGCACCCTGAAGGATCTGATGCACTCGGCCGGGCTTCGGGAAAAGATCATGGAGGCGGAGCGCGAGCGTATCGCGGCCGAGGCCCGCCGTCAGGCCCAGGACGAGATGGCCGGCCGGGTGGAAGGGGCTGTGGCGGAGGCTGGCCTGAGTGCCGAGCGCGCGGCGGACCTGCGCAAGAAGCTCCTGGGGGTGCGGTCGTGACCGCACAAAACCCTGCAGACCTGGCACCGGAAAAGCCTGTCCTCTCCCGGGATGCCGCGAAGCTGCCGGAGGGGCTGAACCTCGGCACCGATCTGCCGGAGGATCTGGATCCGCTGGCAGACGGGATCCTGATGGCGCACCAGAGCGCCTGGCTTGAAGACAAGAGCGACTTGAAAATCGCTGAGAAGGGGCGCCGAACCGGCATTACCTTCGCCGAGGCCCTGGACTGCGCGATCACCGCCTCCACCAGCCGCACCGGCGGCGGCAGCAATGTCTTCTACATCGGCGACACCAAGGACAAGGGCCGGGAGTTCATCGGCTATGTCTCTCACTTCCTGAAGGTGGTGGCCGACGAGCTGGCGCAGATTGAGGAGTTCATCTTCAAGGACCAGCGCGAAGACGGTTCCTCCAAAGATATCTCGGCCTACCGGATCACCTGTGCCAGCGGCTTCCGGGTTGAGGCGCTGTCCTCGAACCCGGCCAACATCCGCGGCCTCCAGGGCGTGGTGGTCATTGACGAGGCTGCCTATCACCGGGATGTGCGGGAAGTCATCGACGCGGTGAACGCGCTGCTGATCTGGGGCGGCAAGGTGCGGGTGATCTCCACCCACAAAGGCGTGCTGAACGCCTTTAACGAGCTGATCCGCGAGGCCAAGGCCGGGAAGAACGGCTTCAAGGTCCACCACATCCCATTCAGCCAGGCCGTCGAGAACGGACTGTTCAAGCGCGTCTGCCTGATGAAAGGCGACGACTGGTCTCAGGAGGCGCAGGAGGCGTGGGAAAAGAAGATCCGCAGCTCCTATGGCTCCCGCACCGCGGCAATGCGCCAGGAGCTGGACGCCATCCCGGCCGAAGCCGAGGGCGCAGCCCTGACCCGCGTCCAGATCGAGGCCTGCACCAAGCAGGGCATTCCATACGAGCGCTGGACCCAGCCGGACGAGTTCAAGAACAAGCCCGACGATGTGCGCAAGCGCGCTGCCCTTGAGTGGTGCAAACTGAAGCTGAAGCCGGTCCTCGACAGGCTGAACCCCGACAGCAAGCATGTGATGGGCGAAGACTTTGCCCGCTCCGGTGACGCCACAGACATCGTGATCAAGGAGATCACCCCCGCGCTGGTGCGCGAGACCAAACTGCTGGTGGAGCTGCGCAACATCCCCTTCGACCAGCAGCGGGACATCCTCTACTACATCTGCGACCGGCTGCCGAACTTCGTTAAAGGCGCATTGGATAAGACCGGCAATGGCGCCTACCTGGCGGAAAAGGCCACTCAGCGCTACGGCAGCCAGATCATCATGGAGGTGAGCCTCAGCCGGGAATGGTACGCCCGCGAGATGCCGCCTTACATTGAGGCCTTCAGCGACAAGACCATCGTCCTGGTGGCCCATGCCGATGTTGTCCAGGACCACCAGTCGCTGCAGTTCGTCGGCGGCATCATCAAGGTCCCCGAAGATTTCCGGATGAAGGGCACCGACGGGCTGACCCGGCACGGCGACAGCGCCATCGCCAGCGCCCTGGCCTTCTACGCCAGCAATCAGCCGTTCGGCGAAATCGGCTACCGCGCCGTCAAGAAACCCCAGGGCAGCGAAGGGATGGCCATGACCAGCGCCGAGCGCCTGGCCCGCAACCGCGCCGCAGACCATGCCGCCCGCAGCCCCTGGGCCGGACCGCTCGGCGCCCGTATCCGAGGAGGGGTGTGATGCCTCACAAGAAGAACCGCCGGAAGCAGATCCAGGCCAAGAAGCGCGCTGAGCAAAAGGCCAAGGAGCTGCGGCCGGGAGCGGCGAACCGGCCCCAGCTGCAGGCGGGCAGCTCCGCCTTCAGCGCAACCCGCCTTTTCCTGGGCGCTATGCTGCGGGGGGGACGGTGATGGCCGAACGCTACCAGCTCGTGGATCCCTACGGACGGCCGGTCAAGCGGGAGCTGCTGAACCAGGAAGTGGCGAAAGCGGAATTCGGCACGATCCGCTCGCCAGCCACCGGCTACCCGGCCGACGGGCTGGACCCGGTGCGCCTCGCCACCATCCTGCGCCAGGCCGACCAGGGTGACCCGGTCAGCTATCTGGAGCTGGCGGAGACCCTGGAGGAGCGCGATCCGCATTACCTGGCAGTGCTGGGCACCCGCAAGCGGTCTGTGAGCCAGCTGGACATCACCGTTGAGACCAAGGGCACGACCAAGGACTGCGAGAAGCACGCCGATGCCTTGCGCGACTGGCTGACCCGCGACGAGCTGCAAACCGAGCTGTTCGATATGCTGGACGCGGTCGGCAAAGGCTACTCTTTCACGGAAATCATTTGGGAGCACTCCGGCGGCATGACCATCCCCGCCCGGCTTGAATGGCGCGACCCCCGCTGGTTCCGCTTCAAGCGGGAGGATCTGCGCACACCGGTGATGCTGTCCAACGGCGGCCAGGAGGAGGATCTGCCTGCCTTCAAGTTCGTATTCACCACCATGAAGGCGAAGTCCGGATTGCCGCTCCGCAGCGGCCTCGCCCGCGTAGCGGCCTGGACGTGGATGTTCAAGGCCTTCACGCAGCGGGACTGGGCCATCTTCACCCAGACCTACGGCCAGCCGATCCGGGTCGGCAAATACAACTCGTCCGCGTCGGAGGCGGAGAAGGACACCCTTTTCGGCGCGGTTGCGAACATCGCCGGTGACTGCGCGGCGATCATCCCGGAAGGCATGGCCATCGAGTTCATCGAGGCCAAGAGCGCCAGCTCCTCCAGCGACCTCTATAAGGAACGCGCAGTCTGGCTGGACGAACAGACCTCCAAAGCCGTCCTGGGGCAGACCGCAACCACCGACGCCAAGACCGGAGGCCTGGGATCGGGCAAAGAGCACCGGGAAGTCCAGGAGGACATTGAGCGGGCGGATGCGGTGCAGCTGCGCGGGCACATCAACCAGCAGCTGGTGCGCGCCTTCGTCGATTTGAACTACGGGCCGCAGAAGATCTATCCGCGCTTGAAGATCGGCCGCCCGGAGGAGGAGGACCTGGTGGCCTGGACCGAGGGCGTAACGCCTTGGGTGGACCGCGGGCTGGTGGTGTCGGAACAGGAGGTTCGCGGCAAGTTCGGCCTGGCCGCGCCTGAGAGCGGAGAGAAAACCCTGGGCAAAAAGCCCGAAACCCCACCGCAGGACGATGTGCCGACCCCGGAAAAGGGCGGCAAGCGCCCTGAGAGCGAATTTAAACGGGGTTTAAACGGGGTAAGCGGGGGTGCGGAAGGGGAAGACGCGCTGCAGGCCGAACAAGCCCCTTCTGGGGCCTCTGAGCCGTTCTCGCCGGTTTCGGCTCTGACCGGCCGGCTGGAGCGGGAAATGGCGCCTGCGATGGATGACACCATCAAGCAAATTGAAGGAATGCTGGAAGCCTCCTCGGATCTGGAGGAGTTCCGCGAATATCTGCTGAGCGCCTTCCCGAAACTGAGCACCGGCCAGCTGACACAGGTAATGGCCCAGGCGATCACCGCCAGCGTCACCGCCGGGATGGCAGCGGTCGAGGACGAAGCCGGTGCCTGATCAGTTCTCAGCCATTTTTCGGCAGCCGTTCAAGGAACAGGTTGCCGCCTTCCGGCTGCGGCTTGGCGACCTGGTGCCCACCTCCACTTGGGAGGATCTGCGCCACAGCGCTCATGACCGCGCCTTCATGGTCGCGGGCGCCACGAACGCGGATCTATTGTCAGACCTGGCAGCGGCCGTGGACAAGGCTATCGCTGACGGCACCGGCTTTGAGACCTTCAAGGCGGATTTCAGGGCCATTGTCGAGAAGCACGGCTGGCACGGCTGGACTGGCGAAGGCACCCCCAAAGGTGAAGCCTGGCGGATGCGGACCATCTACCGCACCAACATGCGCACCAGCTATATGGCCGGGCGCCTGGCGCAGCTCCGGAACGGCAATTTCCCGTTTTGGGTCTACCGGCATGGCGGCTCGGCCGAACCGCGCCTGCACCATCTTGCCTGGGACGGGCTGATCTTGCCTGCAGACCATCTATTCTGGGCCACCCACTACCCGCCCAATGGCTGGGGCTGCTCCTGCCGGGTGTTCGGTGCCCGCTCCGTCGCCGGGGCCATCCGGCGCGGCGGCAAGCCAGAGGTGGAGCTGCAGCCGGGCTGGGACAAGCTGGACCCAAGGACCGGGGCGCCCGCCGGGATTGGAAAGGGCTGGGGCTACGCGCCAGGTTCAACCGTCAGCGAAACCGTGCTGCAGCTCCGCGAGAAGCTGGACAAGCTGAACGAGCGCCCTTCGGTCGACCTGATCCAGAGCTGGGTGGCCGGCGGCCCGTTCGACACCTGGCTGAAAAACCCGCAGGGCAACTTCCCCCTGGTCCGCCTGAAGGCAGAGGACGCCAAGGCCATAGGCGCCCAGCGGATGGTGGCGGACATTTCGCCCCAGACCGCCGCAAAGCAGCTCCGCGAACATCCGGAGCTGACGGCAGCCGACTATGCAATGGCCCAGGCAACGGTCAGCCAGGCGACCCACCGCATTCCGGACGGCGCGCGCAGCCTGGTGTTTGTTCGCGCAGCAGATGCCGACGGCCATGTGCTGGTGGTCAAGGCCACTCAGACCGGCCAGGGCCTGTTCGTCACCAGTTTCAGAAGGTTGAGCGGCGATGCCGCCAAACGCGACCGTGAGCTGCAGCGCCTGCTGCGTAAGAGCGGTCGCCTCTAAGAACACTTCCCTCGCCGCCAGGCGGGGGGATCGGGTGTCTCACCACCCTTTCCCGCGCAAACATCCGTTCAAAGCGTCTGCGCCGGCACAAGAAAGCTCAGTGCCGCCCGGCTCCCGCGAGAGCAAGGCGGCTTCTATTTGGGAATCACCAATGACTACAATGGAGAAAGTAGCACCCGCGGCGCCTGTAGCGCCTTGGCTTGGCGGCAAAAAAGCCCTGAGCCGCCGGATTATTGAGCGGATCGAAACAGTGGAGCACTCCACCTATGCCGAACCCTTTGTCGGCATGGGCGGCGTGTTCCTGCGGCGGGCTTGGAAACCCAAGCTGGAAGTGGCCAACGACATCAATGGCGAGATCACCAACTTGTTCCGGATCCTGCAGCGCCATTTCCCGCAGCTCATGGACGTGATGCGGTTCCAGATTTCATCGCGCCGGGAGTACGAGCGGCTGCGCCAAGTCAACCCGGAAACGCTGACCGACCTGGAGCGCGCTGCGCGTTTTCTGTACCTGCAGAAACAGGCATTCGGGGGCCAGCACGACGGCACCTTTGGCGTCTCACCAACCCATGGCCCCCGGTTCAGTCTCAGCCGCCTGGAGCCAATTCTGGATGCAGCCCACGAGAGGCTGCAGAACGTGGTGTTCGAAAATCTGGACTGGGCGGAGCTGGTGCAGCGCTACGACACCGCCGGCACGCTGTTCTATCTGGATCCGCCCTACTTCGGCGGCGAGAACGACTACGGCAAAGACATGTTCGACCGCGGCCAGTTTCAGAAAATGGCCGACCTGCTGGCGGGCATCAACGGCAAGTTCCTGCTGTCGATCAACGACCGGCCGGAGATCCGCGAGATCTTTGCTGCATTCCGTTTTGAGGAGGTCCGCCTGAAATACACCGTCGCACAGAAAGCGGCGACGGACGCAGCGGAGCTGTTCATCACCAATTTCGAACCGCGGCTGACGCTGCTTTAGGAGGAGAGAAACAGGCGGCGGGGCCTCCCACCCGGCAATGCCGGAAACCCCGCATAACGCTCCAGCCGCTAGGACTGTGCTACGGCCGGGAGAATATCACCGTGTCGCGCCTGCAGGAGAAAGATAGCCATGACCGGACTTGTTTACAACACCGACACCCTTGACCCGATGCTCCAGGCGGTGCGTGAAGCGCTGGAAGACCCGTCTGAGGCCATGGCCGATATTGGCGAGCTGTTGCTCAGCTCCAGCCAGGACCGGATGCAGCGCGGCGAAAACCCCGACGGCAGCCCCTTCGCGCCACGGTCACCGGCAACGCTGGCCCGTTATGCCAAGCTGGGGCTGACCTTCGGCGCGCCGCTGAATGTCAGCGGTGATATGCGAAACCACCTGTTCTACGAGGCCAGCAAGGACGGCGTCGAATACGGCTCCAATGCGATTCAATCAGCCGTGATGCAGTTCGGGGCCGCGAAGGGTGCTTTCGGCACCGCCTCAAACGGGTCTTCAATCCCCTGGGGGGACATCCCGGCGCGGGAGTTCATCGGGATCTCGGAGGAGGATCAGTCCAACATCGTCCTGGAGCTGGAAGAATGGCTTCAGGACGCCGCTGACGGCGAGGGTTGACCGGCGGCGCCAGCCGCGCCAACCTGCCCGAAGCGCTCCCGCAGAAAAGTGCCCGCAAACCGTTGCGGGCATTTTTTGTTTTCCGGTCCTGCGACATTGGCGGACATGGGAAAAGAGTTTGAAACCACCACTATCGCGCTGCAATCCGAGATCCCCGCCAGCCAGGACGGCGACGGGGTTCCGGAGTGGGTGCAGCTTCTGCCTGCGGCGTCCGGTGTGGTTCGCACCAACGACAGCCGGGGGCCTTACAATGTAGCCGACGCTCAGAAAGTGATCGACAGCAGCTTTGCCAGCTCGGCCAAGCTGCCCATTGACGAAAACCACGCACTGGATCTTGCCGCACCCAAGGGGCTGCCCGCCCCCGCCCGCGGCTGGATCACCGAAATGCAGGCGCGCGAAGACGGCATCTGGGGCAAGGTCGAATGGACCGAAGCTGGCCAGGCGCTTCTGAAGGACCGCGCCTACAACGGGATTTCTCCCGTCATCACCCTGCAAAAACCCAAAGGCCGGGAGATCCTGGCCATCCCGCGCGCGTCTTTGGTCAACCGGCCGAACCTGCAGGGCATGACCGCGCTTCATCACCAGGAGACCGAAACCATGGAGTTTCAGCAATTCGTCGCCACGCTGCTGGGCCTCAAGCCCGATGCCAGCGAGGAGACCCTGCGAACTGAACTGAACGCCCGCCTGGAAGGCGGCAATGATGAGCTGCAGTCCCAGATGGGCGAAATCGGCATTGCCCTGGGCTGTGCAGAGGGCGCCAAGGCGGTCGACATCGTGGCCGCGGCCAAGACCGCGGGTGCGGACACCAGCAAGGACGCCACCATCGAGGCGCTGCAGTCCACTCTCACCGAGCTGAGCGCAACCGTCACCTCCCTCCAGGATGGCAACAAGAAGTCCTCGGCCGAGGCCTTTGTCGACGGCGCCATCAAGGAAATGCGTGTCGGCGTCCAGGCCAGCCGGGACCACTACATCACCCTGCATCAGCAGGATCCGGCGATGGCTGAAAAGCTGATCAACGGCCTGCCGAAGCTCACCCAGTCCGGCACCACAATCCTGCCGCCTGCGCCGAAGGAAGGTGAGGTTTCGCTGAACTCGGAAGAGAGCAGCGTCACCACCCAGCTCGGTCTCAGCGCCGAGGAGTTCGCCAAAGCAGAGGAGGCAAGCTGATGACCGCCCTGACCAGTGACCGCAACACCCCGAAAGCCCTGGGCGGCAACAAGGTCGGCAAGGCCGCCGCAGCCGTCCGGATTTTCACCGGCGCCATCGTCATGCGCAACGCTGCCGGCTACCTGACCAAGGGCCAAACCGCCCTGAACCTGGTAGCGGTTGGCCGCGCCAGCGAGCATGTGGACAACCGCCTGGGTGCTGATGGCGATCTGGATGTGCCTTACGATCCCGGCATCTCCCGATTTGCCAACTCCGCAGGTGCCGACGAAATCACCATCGCCGACATCGGGCAGATGTCTTTCGTCGTGGACGACCAGACCGTCGCCAAGACGGACGGCACTGGCACCCGCTCCCGCGCCGGCTTCATCGACAATGTGGACGCCCAGGGCGTCTGGGTCCGCTTCGATGAAGCGCTGACCAACGCAGGCTAAGGAGGCCGCAATGCACATCAATTCCTCAACTCTTGAAGCCGTTCGCAGGGGCTTTAAAGCGCATTTTAACCGCGGTCTCGGCCAGGCTGCCTCGCAGTACGAGCGGGTCGCAACGGTGGTTCCATCGACCGCTGGCGAGGAGACCTACGGCTGGCTCGGCCAGATGCCGAACATGCGCGAATGGGTCGGCGAGCGCCATGTCCATGGTATTTCGGAGCACGCCTACACCATCAAGAACAAGGACCACGAACTGACCATCGGCGTGGACCGGAACGCGATCAAGGATGACAAGATCGGCGTCTACGCTCCGATGTTCGAAGAGATGGGCCGCTCGACCAAAGCACACCCGGACCAGCTGGTCTTCAGCCTGCTGAAGAACGGCTTCACTTCGCCCTGCTACGACGGCCAGAACTTCTTCGACACCGACCATCCGGTGCTGGACGAAAACGGCGAGGTGATCACCGTCTCGAACACTTCCGGCGGCGCTGGCGCTCCCTGGTTCCTGCTGGATACCAGCCGGGCACTGAAGCCGATCCTGTTCCAGGAGCGCGAAAAACCGAACTTCGTCGCCCTGGACAACCCGCAGGACCCGAATGTCTTCAGCAAGAAGAAGTTCATCTACGGGGTGGATGGCCGCTCCAACGTCGGCTTCGGCTACTGGCAGATGGCGCATGGCTCCAAGCAGACGCTGGACGCCGCCAACTATGAGGCCGCCCGCGTGGCGCTCACCAGCCTGAAGGGTGACCATGGCCGCCCGCTGGGCATCACCCCGAACCTGCTGGTCGTTGGCCCCTCCAACGAGGGCGCAGCCAATCGCCTGATGAAGAACGAGCAGATCAACGGCTCGGACAACGAATGGCGCGGCACCGCTGAGGTGCTGATGGTTCCCTGGCTGGCGTAAGGAGCTGATCTGATGAACGCAGAACGCAAAGCTCTGTTCGCCCGCGCCGCTGAACTCAAGCTGGATCTGGCGAAAAACACGTCCACCGACAACCTGAAGAAAGCGATTGCCGAGGCTGAAGCCAAGGCGGCCGCTCAGGCAAAGGACGCGAATGGCGATCCGGAGACGGGCGCCAAGGCTGCTGAAACGGGACAGCAGCCGGACACCGGGGCGGCACCTTCCCCCGCCGCCCCGGCGACCCAGTCCGGCGACGAGGACGCCGCACCGGGCGACCAGGGCGACCAGGACGGCCAGGACGGCCAGGACGGCCAGGACGGCCAGGACGGCCAGGACGAAGCTGCTGAAGGCTTTGTGGTTGTCCAGGGGCCGGAGCGTGGCCGCTGGCGGATCGGGCGCAAGTTCAGCCGCGACGAGACCAAAATCCCGCGCGCAGATCTGAGCGACGACGACATTGCGGCGCTGATGAACGACCCGGAGCTGATCGTCTCCGTCCGCTGACCTTGCAGGCGGCGCCCCGCGCGCCGCCTCCCCCTTCCCGAACCCCGAGAGCGTCATGACCTACAGCACCCAGGACAAGCTGATTAAGCGCTACGGCGAGAGCCTGCTGATCGAGCTGACCGACCGCGCCGAAGTGCCGACCGGCCAGATCGACCCCACGGTGGTCACCGATGCCATCACCGGCGCCGCGGCCCTGATCGACGGCCACCTGCAGGGCCGCTATGTGCTGCCGCTCTCGGAAACCCCGCCCCTCATCGAGGAGCTGGCGGAGCAGATCGCCATCTACAAGCTGCACCTCTACGAGCCGGACGCCAAGAAGGTGGAAGAGTACAAGGACGCCAAGGCCACCCTGCGCCAGATTGCCAAGGGTGAAGTGCGCCTGCCGGTGCAAGGCGTGGAACCGGCCACACAGCCCGGCAACGGGGTGCGCGTCAACGACCGGAAGCGGCCGCTGACCCCGGATAACCTGAAAGGGTTTATCTGATGATCGACGCGCTGATTGCCCGGCTGAATTCTGAGGTGCCCGCACTGCACCATCGCGCATCTGGCGTGCTGTCCTTCACCGAGCTGATGAACAGCAAGCGCCTGCCCCAAAACGCCAACGCCTATGTCTGCCCGAACGGCATCAAGGGCGGCAAGGCCCAGGATGGAACCGGAGTGTTCAGCCAGGAGCTGGCTGAGAGCTATTCCGTGGTCCTGGTGGCGTCTTCCCAAGACAAGGCCGGGCGCAAAGCCCTGGCGGAGGCCAGCCCTCTGATCAAGGCCGTGATCGGGGCCGTCGCGGGCTGGGCGCCGGAACAGGGGCCCGGGGTGTTTCAGGTCGGCGGCGGCCGCCTGCTCGGCTTCAAGGAAGGCCGGATGTTCTACGAGCTGGTCTTTTCCATCAACACGCAACTGAGGATCGCGCAATGAGCAAGAACCCCCTGCCCCAAACCGGCGGCAGCTTCATCCGCAAGCCTGACGGCAAGCTGCAGCAGGTCGAAAAGCCCGCCGCGGACCCGAAACCCAAATCCCCCGCTCCGGCCAAACTCGCCGCTGCGCCCCGCAAGGAAAAGGAGGCATAAATGGCCGCCCCGATGTACTGGCGCGATAAGCGCATCCTGTTCAAGCTGGAAGGCACCTACGGCACCGACGCCGCCCCGACCGGCGCGGCCAATGCTATCCTGGGCTTCGACGTCACCCTGAAGCCGATGGAAGGCCAAGACCAGGAGCGCGATCTGGAACAGCCCGGCATGAGCGCCAACGGCACCATTCCGCTGGACCTGCACTCCAAGCTAACCCTGACCGTTGATCTCAGCACCTCCGGCGCCGCGGGCACCGCACCGGCCTGGGGGTCGCTCCTGCGCGCTTGTGCTGTGGCCGAAACCATCACCGCCGGCACCTCTGTTGAGTACACCCCCATTGTGAACGGCCAAGAGTCGGGCACGGTGCATATCAGCATCGGCGGCACCCGCTACGTCATGCTGGGCACCCGCGGCACCGCAGAGTTCATGCTCGATGCGCAGGCCACGCCGAAGATCAAGTTCGACCTGACCGGCCTATTCACGCTTCCGGCAGACACCGCCGCACCCGCCGTCGATCTGGCGTCGTGGACCGAGCCGCTGGTGGTCAGCCACAACAACACCCCGGTGTTCACCATCGGCGGCACCGCCCTGGTCATGAAAACCGCCAAGCTGGCCTTGGGCAACAAGGTGGAGCCGCGCTTCCTGGTGGGTGCTGAGCGGGTGCTGATCACCGACAAGTCGGAGCTGTTCGAGACCACCGTGGAAGCCCAGCAGCTGGCCGCCTTCAACCCGTTCCAGATGGCGATGGCGATGACCCAGGTGCCTGTCGCTGTGACCCACGGCACCGAGGCGGGCAAGATCGCCAGCCTGTCCCTGCCGACCGCGCAGATGCAGCGGCCGGGGCTGTCGCAATCCCAAGGCATCAAGGAATGGTCCCTGCGCCTGGTGCCCCGCGCCGCAACTGAAAACGGCCAGTGGTCGATGACCCTCACCTGACCCCAGAAAGGAGCATTCCCGTGTTCAATGTGCTTGAAAGCCCCACCTTTACCCGCCCGGTGAAAGTCCAGGTTCCCAAAGGCGACGGCGTCGAAGAACAGGTGTTCAAAGCCACCTTCAATGCGCTGGATGAAGCCGAACTGGAAGGCCTGTCCATGGCCACCGCCGATGAGACCAAAGACTTCCTGCGCCGGGCGGTTCTGTCGATGGATGACCTGGCGGGCGAAGACGGCAAGCCTATCCCCTACAGCGATGAGATCCGCGAAGCGGTGATCGCCAAGCCCTACGCCCGGATCGCCCTGATGGGGGCCTACCACCTCAGCATGAACGGGCTGCTGCCGGGAAACTGATCTGGGCCGGGCGGGCCTGGGCCAAGGGCACCCTGTTCCAGCACTCCTCCGCCCGGTGCCAGGATGACGAAGACGCGGCCGCCCTCGGCATTCCCCAGGAACTGATGGTGGCCGGGCGGCCCGGCCACCAGGAGGCTGAAGGGGTCTGGCGGCAGAACGTGGAGGCGGTGGAAGCCTTTCTGGACGCCGCGACACAGTTCAACCGGATCGCCCTGGCTGACGGCCGGATCCGCGCAACCGGCCTGAACTACCCCGGCGCACAGGCCGCCTGGGCACTCGGCGGCACCGAAATGACCCCCGCCCTGTTTGCCAAAGTCCAGATGATCGAAGGCGGCGCTCTGGCCGAAATGAACGGAAGCTGAACATGCCCTTTGTTGTTTCAGGAAAAGTCTTGATGGATGCCTCCCAGGGCATCCAGGAGCTGAAGGAGCTGAAGGGCGCGAAAGACGCCGCCGGGAAGTCCGCCAAGGTCCTGAGTTTCGAGGAAGCCAAGATCGCGCGCCAGATTAAGGAGGCAGGCACGGCGGCAGGGGTAGCAGCCCGCCAGGCGCAAGAGCTGGCCGATAAGCGGGCGGAGGCTCAGCGTTCCGCTTTCACCGTTATTTCGCGTGGAGCCGATGAAGTTGGCACCAGCCACCAGCTCGCAGCCGGTCAGGTCGGCAACCTCACCGCCCAGTTCAACGACATCGGCGTGATGCTGGCGGCGGGCCAAAACCCGCTTCAGCTCGCTATTCAGCAGGGCACCCAGATCACCCAAGTGTTCGGAAGCGCGGGGGCCGCCGACGCTGTCGCCATGCTGCGCCAGGCTTTGGTGCGCATGATCAGCCCGCTGAACCTGATCACCATCGGCGGGATCGCTGCGGGCGCGGCAATGATCCAGTGGATGACCGGCTCCTCCGAGGCGGCCGAAACCCTGGAGGACCGGATCGAGGCGGCCGGGGACGCCATTGAGGCGTTTCACAGCAAGTCCCAGAAAACCCGCCTGAGCGTGGCGGACATGGTCGAGGAGTTCGGCTCCGCGTCTCCGGAACTGCGCCTGGTGCTGGCCGACATGGCGGCTCTCGCCAAACTTGATGCGCAGAAGGCCATTGATGCCACCGCGCAAAGCGTCCGGAACCTGGTGCTCGAAACCTCCTTCTTCGACGACCGCAACGCGCGCGGCCTTGCCCGGGATTTTCTTGGGCTTAGCTCGATGCTGTCATCACATCGGGAGATGAGCGACATCTTCGCTCGCAATCTGGACCTGCTGAACAGCAGCGAAGACCCGGCCAAGCGCCTCAGCGCGGCTCTGGACGTGCGGGAAATGCTGCTGGAGGCGGCTGGCGGCCTCGACGGCCTGAACACCCGGCAGCGGGAGTTCTACGACGGCCTGGCGGCAGTGATCCGGGATCTTGAAGTGTTCGCCGGCCGCCTTCAGGCGCCATGGCAGGAGCTGAAATCCACAGGCAGCGATCTTTGGGCGAGCCTGAAAACTGCCGCCGGAGACTACCTGGCCGAGCGCCTGAAGATCGAGACAGCTGCCCGGAACACCATTGCCCAGCTGCAGGCCGAAGCCGCGCTGCAGGAGGCCATTGCCATCCACGGCGAAGGCAGCCTGCAGGTGGCCGAACTGCGCCTTCAGGCGGAGCGCCAAGCCTACCAGGCGCAGGTCGATGCCCAGGAAATATCCGACGAGCTGAAAGACGCCCTGATGGCGGCCTGGGATGCTGCCAACGGAGTGGCCTCCGCCGACATGGCGGGCAATATCACCCTGGCCGCTGATGAGGCCCACCGCCTGAAGACCAACCTGCTGGCGGCGCAGGGCAAGGACATCATGGGCCGGATCCGGGCGAACCCGGATTTCAACGACCCGCGAGGCGAAAGCGCGGGCGCTGGCAACCCCGACCACGTCTACCGCGACCAGGGACTGCCCCGCGTCGACCTGCCCCCGAACCCGAGCAAATCCAGAAGCACGAAGCGCGGCGGCGCCAGCCAGCATGATGCGGAACGCAAGGCCATTGAACGGCTGATCGCCAGAGAGCGGGAGCGTCTCGAGATCCTGAAAGAGACCGACCCGGTGATGCAGGAAATGATCCGGCACCGCGAAGTTCTGAAGGACGCCACCGAAGCCGAACGCAAGGCGGTTGAAGCCATCATCCGTGAGCGGGTGGAAGAAGAACAGGCCCTGCGGCGGACCAAGGAGGCCTCAGATTGGCTGAAAGCGACAGGGCAGGACCTGGGCGAAGCTCTGAGAACCGAAGGCGATACTGCCGCTGCAGCCTGGGACCGGGTCAAAGAGGCGATCCTGCGCGCCGCGGCGGAGGCTGTTCTGTTCGGCAAAGGCCCCCTTGCTGAATTTCTGAACCTTGGCAGCGGTCTGCTGGGCGGCGGCGGCAGCTCCGGAGGCGGCGCAGACCTGTTCGGGGACTTTGTCACCGGCCTTCTGGGGTTTGCTGACGGCAGGGTCCCTCCCACAATGATCTACGGCGACGGCGGCAACCGCGACGACAGGGTGCCGGTCATGCTCTCCGCAGGCGAAAGCGTAATCACCGCAAAGGCTACCCGCCGCTACCGCCCGCTTCTGCAGGCCATGAATGACGGCGTGGAGATCCCCGGGTTCGCAACCGGTTTGATCCCCCCCGCCCCCGCCGGTGCTGGCGCCCCCGCCGCCGCAAATCAGGGCCGGTCCCAGCTCACTGTGCGGATCCTGCCCTCGCCGATGTTCGAAGCTGTGGTCGACGAGCGCGCCTCGGAGATCGGTGTCGAGCTGATCCAGGATTACGACCACGGCCCCGCCCGTGCCACCGTCAAAGACACCCTCGAAGACCCATACAAGGTTTGATCATGGCCCTGGCTTACCCCCTTCCCGTCAGCGAGTTTTTCGACCGCCTGCCCATTGCCCGGATCACTTCCCGGGCCGCCGCCGCCAACACCATCTCCGAGACTTTCAGCGGCGATGTCATCAAGCACGGCCACGGCAGTCGGCTGTGGGGCGGCCGCATTGTCCTGGACATGGACCACCATGGCGCCGTCGCAGCTATTGAAGCCTGCCTGTCCCTGCTGGACGAGCCCGGCGCATCGTTCATGATGTGGGACACGCGGCAGCCTCACCCGCTTGCGGACCCTCAAAAGCTCATCCTCGGCTCCGCCGCGCCGGTCATAGACAGCTTGAACCAGAACAACCGGGAACTCGGCATCTCCGGCCTGCCCGCAGGCTATGAGATCAGCCGCGGCGACCTGCTGGGCTTCACCTATGGCGCAAACCCCGCCCGCCACGCCTATCACCGTGTCGTGACAGGTGCGGCAGCGGACGGCGCCGGGACGGCGGCCAACATCGAGGTCACCCCCTTCATCCGGCCCGGTGCCGCGACAGGCACCGCGGTCACACTTGGCAATCCGGTTTTGAAAGCCGTGCTCACCACCGCCCAGTACGGCGAAGGCAGATCCGGCGTCACCGAAGGCGGCTCCTTCAACTGGCTCCAAACGCTGAGGTAACAATGGCCTATTCAGAAGCAGCACAGCAGCAGCTTCAAGAACGCCGCGGCACGGATGCGCATGTCCTGCTGTGGTTCCAAGCGCGCAACCGCAGCACCGGCGCCCCTGAGACCCTTGGTTTCTGGTCCGGTGACGATCACCGCGAATTCCTGGTCGACGGCGAGATCCGCACCTACTTCGGTGCGGGCAGCGTGATTGACGTACCGCCTATCATCGCCGCGCCGGGGTTCAGTGTTCGCGAATACAGGGTGAAGCTGCCGCCGATGCTGGACGAGGTGAAGCAGCTCCTGCAGCAGTATGAGCCGCGCCACGCCGAGGTTCACATCCATTCCGCCGCTTTCGATATCGACACCGGCAATCTGATGCCCCCCGTTAACCGCCGGTTTAAGGGCTATTTAAACAAGGCGCCGGAAGAACTCGGCCCCAAAGGCAAACCCAGCCATACCCAGCTTGTTCTGGTCTCGCCTGCGCGAAAGCTGACCCAGGGCCTGCCCTTGAAGCGCTCGAATTCGGAGCTGCAGCGCCGCAACCCGAATGACCTCGGCCGGGAATACAGCGATGTCGCGGGCGAATGGCCTGTCCCGTGGGGCGGCTGATGATGACCCGGGCCGAACTCCTCTTTGACTATTTGAGCGGCGTCCGTGCCAGGGCGGCCGCCCTCCGCCCGTCGGTCTTCGACTGCGCCCATTTCGCCGCGGGGTGGGTGAAGGCCTGTTCGGGCGCCGACCTGGCTGCTGACTGGCGCGGCCAGTACAGCAGCCTCGACGAAGGCCGGGCCAAGCTCAAGGCCGCCGGATACGGGGATCTGGACGAGCTGGCTGCAGCGCATCTGCGCGAGATCAGCGGCTGGGGCAGCTCACAGCCCGGCGATGTCGCTGCGATCCGCGACCAGGGCCACATCGCGCTGGGGATCATCGGCGGCCCTCAGATCCATGTTCTGGGGCTTAAAGGGCTGGATTACGTCTACCTGGATCGCGCTGAAAGGGTGTTCAGACCATGAAGCTGCTGTTTGCCTCCCTGCTGGCGCTGCTGGCACTCACCCAGCCTGCAGACGCGGCGTCAATCGGGGCCGCACTGGTGGCTCTGGGCACCGCGTTTAAAGCCTACGTCGCCGCGAATGCAATCGCTGGATTTGCCCTGAGAACGCTGATCAGTGCGGGCGTTTCTCAGCTGGTGAAGAAGTTCAAGCAGCGCAAACAGCGCAAGCCCGGCCTTCAGACGACCGCAACGACATCCGGCGGAACGGATCCCCAAGGGACTGTTCTGGGCCGTCACGCAACGGCCGGGCACTTGGTCTACCAGAACAGCTACCTGGAGAATAACTGCTACCTGGTCCACATCATCGAGGTCAGCGATCTTCCAGGCGTCAAGCTTCGCCGACTTATCGTCGACGGGGAATACACCGACATCGCTGAAGAAGCCGATCAGTTCGGCAACTCGCAGCTCCTGGGCAAGAAGGACGCCGCCGGCGTCCCGTTCGGCTGGATCCACTATTATGACGGGACGCAAACTGCGGCCGATCCCTATATCGTGTCCGAGCTGCAGGATAAGGAAGACCGGCCGTGGACCGAAAACCACATCCTTACCGGCATCTGCTACGCAATTGTCATCTTCAAGCGGAACGACGGCGTCTACCCGAACGGCAGGCCGCAAGTCCGCTTCGAACTGGGGTCCCCGCCTCTGTACGATCCCCGGCAGGACACCACGGCCGGGGGCAGCGGAACGCACCGCTGGAACGACCCCTCCACCTGGTCCGAAACCGAAAACCTAATGGTGATCGCCTACAACGTCATGCGCGGGATCACCCTGCCCTGCGGCAGCGTCTGGGGCGGTGGCTTCCCGGCTGAGGACCTGCCTTACCAGGAGTGGGCGGCCGCCATGGACGCCTGCGACCTGGGCGTCGGCGGCAACTCCCGCCCGCAGTTCCGCGGCGGGATGGAGATCCGCTTCGAAGAGGCGCCGGCCGACTTTCTGGAAGAAGTGTTCGCTTCGGCCAACGCTGATATCCTGGAACTTGGCGGGTACTGGTATCCGCTGGTCGGTTCTGAGAACACAATTGCCGCTGACCTGACGGAGGGGGACCTGTTGGTCTCAGAGGGCTGGAAACACGATCCCTTTCCCGGCCTCGAAACCGCTTACAACGCCGTGACCGTCACCCACACGTCGCCCAATGCGCTCTGGAACCCTGCCGCTCCGATCACTTTGACTAAGCCTGAATGGGAAGCCGAAGATGGCGGCCAGAGGATGTTCAGTCTCAAGCTGCCGATGGTTTTCAACGCACAGCAGGCGCGCCAGCTCGGCAACGCGCTGCTAAAGGAAAACCGCCGCTTCCGCACCCACCGCCTGCCGCTTCCTCCGGAGTTTGCGCGCCTGCGGCCGCTGCTGAAAGTCCGGTTCACCTCGGACTGGTACGGGTACGGCGCGAAGGCCTTCACCATTACGGAAATGGCCTATGATCTACTCACGCTGAATGTGTCTGTGAGCCTGCGCGAATGGGACCACAGCGATTATGATCCGGACCTTGCGCTTGAAATCCCTGAAGCGCCCCAGGTGACCACACCGATCATCGTCGAAGATGCCGGTGTGCCTGGTTTCGGCGTGTCTGGTGTCGAGATCAAAGACGCAGACGGCGTAGTCCGCGGCGTGGCGATCCGTGCGGTCTGGGATCCCGACCTCGCCTATTCCGCCGAAGGGATCTCGTTCCAGGTACGGGTCAAGAATGGCGACGACGAACGGTTCAGCGCCAGCGCTTCGGACCTGAAACTCGGCACCTTCCGGCTGGAACCGATGCAAGGCGCGACGGACTACGAAGCGCGGGCAAAGGCCATCTCCAGGAGCAGGAAGACAAATTGGACCGGCTGGCTGCCGGTCACCACTCCGGAGTTCCGGCTTCAGCCAGACGTATTGGACGAGACGGTTTGGCAGGCGGTTTCCGATGATGCGGCTTCGATTGCGGCCGGGTTGGACGATCAACTGGTCCTGGACCGCATTGATCCGCTGGAGAGTGCGGTGCAGCGGGAGCTGCAGATCCGCGACGTGCAGTCTTTCCATGCCGCCGAAGCGCTAGGGTTGATCGGGGACCAAGTGCTCTGGGCGCTCACCAAGGTTTCCGAAATTGACGGCCGCATGGCAGATGCCGGGATATTCAAGGACCCCGAAACCGGCACTGTGCGCATCTACGGGATCGAGGCTGAAGCGGAGCGGATCAGCGAGGCGGAGATCCGGCTTTCCGCCGCGGAGGCGAGTATTTCCCTGTCTGCCACCCAGGCTTGGGTCAATCAGCAGATTTCAAATGCAGTTCTGGACCCCAGTCAAATCCCGGTAGTGGACGATCTGCAGGTGCGGGTCAATCAGGTCGAAGCGGACCTGGACGCTGCTGAGGCGGCAATTACCCTCAAGGCCAGCCAGACCGAACTGGACGGGATGGAAACCCGCCTGACTTCGGCGGAGGTCGACATTGACGCGGCCGGGGCGGCGATTGGCCTGAAGGTAGATCAGGCCAAGTTTGATGCCGCCGAAAGCCGCCTTTCCACTGCTGAATTTCAGATCAGCACTTTGGAGGGGCCTTCCATCACCCAGACGGTGAGCGATGTGCGCACCATTCACGAACAGCTAGCGGCGCAGGACGTGGCTACACTGGAGCAGCTTCTGCTGGCTTATGATCAGCGTGAGGCACTCAAAACCCAAATTGCCTATGCCACCCAAGACATTCGGGCGCGGGTAGACGATGAGCGCGCGGCCACCGCCGCCATCACCGCGGCGCTGGGGGTTGCGATTGAGAACAGCGTGGCGCTGGTTGAAGCGGAAAAGCTGGTGCGCGCGAGCGGTGATAATGCGCTGGCCAGCACAATAGATGCCCTGGAGGTGCGGCTGGACGGGGATATTGCAGCGCAGTCCACGGCTTTGTCTGCTCTGACTACCCGCGTCACGGATGCCGAGGGCACGATAACCAGCCAAAGCCAAAGCCTGACCAGCCTGGACAGCCGCCTGACCACGGCAGAGGGCAGTATTTCCGGCAACGCCACGGCGGTGAGCCAGCTGGATACGAGGGTCGCGGATGCCGAAGGGGATATCTCCAGCCAGGCCACGGCGATAACCACACTGCAATCCAATGTGGGGAGCAACAGCGCCAGCATTCAGCAGACCATGCAGGCCGTGAACGGGGTGATGGGTGAATACACCCTGCGGATTGACAATAACGGCCACGTCTCGGGCATGGTGGTGCGCTCTGAGTTGGATGACCAGGGCCAGCCAGCCTCTGAGGTGGCGTTTCAGTCGGACAAGTTCGCAATTGTCTCAGCGGACGGGTCGCAAAAACGCAGCCCCTTTGTGGTCTACACCGAGGACACCACGATAGGTGGCGTGCTGGTGCCCGCGGGCGTCTACATGCGCAAGGCAGCGATCCGAAACGGCTCCATCGGCAACGCTGAAATTGCGGGCAGCCTGCAATCTGACAATTACGCCGAGGACGCCGATGGCATTCCCACGGAAGGCGTGAAAATCGACTTCCGTAACGACGTGGTGAAGCTGGCAGGGCCTGTCATCAGCCGCAACATTGAAGCGGCCGCGGGCAGCTTCTGGACTGGCGGACCGATCACCGTGGATCCGAATTCCGGCCTGTACCAGGTGGAGACGTGGGAGCTGGTGGAAACCGGGCTGCAAGTGCCGGTGGATCAGGTCTGGATGGCGTCCAACAAAACCTACCTGGCCTATGCGGCCTTCGACGGCAGCGCGACGGCGCCAGGCGGCATCAGCGGCAATTCTGAGTATTGGGGCTGCAAGGCCGAGGTTCTGCCTTTTGCCCGCTGGAACGGGCCGCAGCAGCTGTATCTGCGGATCGAGCTGTGGGCCAAGGGCATCAGCGCCTTGCACCGCTCCGGCAACGCCACGCTGGGCGGAAAAATTCACTGGAAACTATATGAGGTTACATAAATGGCTTGGCCAAAGACAGGAACGGTGAGCGTCACCAATGGCAGCGCGGTTGTCACCGGCACCGGCACCAGCTTTTTCGGCTCTGCCCAGGCAGGCTGGGGCTTTGTTGGCCCGGATGGGCGTGTTTATGAGGTGCTGACGGCGGACAGCCCCACCCAGATCACCTTGGCGAGCAACTATCAGGGCGCAACCGCCGCGGGCCAGGTCTATTCTCTGTTTCCGACCATGTCGCTGGCGCATGATTTGGTTGCAGTTGTGCAGACGCTGATCGGTAACTACCAGGCCATTGCCGATGGACCGGGTTCGGGCAAATTTGCCACCGATGTGGTGAAGCAGGGCGATGAGGACACTGGTCTCGCTTGGCCCGCCAGCAACACCGTGGCGCTGAAAGCGGGCGGCGCGGAGCAGTTGCGCATGACCGGCGGTGTGGCCTCCGGTGCGGCAGTACAGTCCAGCGAAACTGACGGCACTATTGGCAAGCTCCTGAAGTTTGGGGCCTTCGGTTTGGGGGTCGCTGACGGAATGGTTGCCCCGGATGTTGTTGATATGGACACGGCCCCAACTGGGTTCGGAAGGATCTCTGGAGCAACCGTAGGGTCAAAACCGCCGGGCGTGACAAGCGGGACTGTGTTCACCGGAGTAAACCAGGCAGGGCGAACCAGCCAGCTTGTGTTCAGAGCGGCCAGTAATCGGGTGTACATCCGCACAAAGCATGACAACGTGTGGCGTTCTTGGTCCGAGATCTACTGTGCCGAGAACATACTTGGAACCGTCTCCCAATCCGCAGGCGTGCCGACCGGCGCGGTGATCGAGCGCGGCGGCAGTGCGAATGGCGAATACGTGCGCTTTGCAGACGGCACGCAAATCTGCACAATTGAGCGCACACTCAATCTCACCACGGCTGCGGATGGAGCGCTTCACAAGTCGTTGAGCGACTTCGGCGTTTGGGTGTTCCCCGCATCTTTCACAGCACCGCCGGTAGTGACCGCCAATGCCCACGCGGGGTCGCAATGGGCTGAGGCCGGCGCTGTAAATTCCATTCAAGCTGCCGCAGTTGTGATCTGGTCGAGCGCCGCACTAACCGCTGCATCCCGATCCATCAGCGCTGTGGCCGTCGGCCGCTGGTTCTAAAGGAGTGTATCCCATGCAGATCAACTGGACCCCAATGCGCCGGGATGAGGCGTTGACAATCAACAAGGCGGGCGATTCCCTAACGATCAACGGCGAGGTGTTCGATTTCAGTCCTCTGCCCGATGGGGCCACCCTGCCGCGCGACGCGGTGGCTTGCGAGTGGCTGGCCTCGGACGTGGAGCGCAGCGGCGGCGAAATCAGCCTGACCCTGATCCTGCCGCATGGCGCCAATGCGCCGGAAGAAATTCGGTTTCCGCAGCCAGTGGTGATGGCCGCTGACGGGCCGGTACCAGTTCCGCGCCGCTGCAACCCTGAAACTGAAGACGAAGAGGAGGACGCAGTATGAGCAACATCGACTTTTCCCAGACCGTCACCGTTGAGGCCAAGGCTGGCGCCGCCAGGGCCGCCCTGTTCGCCGATCTCGCCAACATCCGCTGGCAGCGCGAAACCAGCGGTATCACCCTGCCAGACGGCTCCACCATGGCCACCGATGAGCGCAGCACCGCAAAACTGACCGCTACCGTTACGAGCTTGCAGAGCGGCTTGGTGAGCGGCCCGCTGAACTTCAAGTTCCCGGATGGCTGGCGGTCTGTCAGCCAGGCAGAGATCGAGGCAGTGGCAGCCGCGGTCGCGCAGCACGTTCAGAGCTGCTTTGATGCCGAGTTGACCGTCTCAGGGCAAATCGGCGCGCTGACCGACGCAGAGGTACCTGCCTTCGATGTAACGTCTGCCTTTGCTGCTGCACTGGAAATGGCGCCGGAGGAAGCAGTTTAACAACCCTACTGAACCCGCGCGCGACCGCGTCCATGCAGTTGGCCGGACAAATTCACCGAGGAACATTGGCACGGCGGACGCAGAAGCCTGCCCAAGAGGAGACTAGACGATGGCACAAGAGCAAACCCCCATCACCGTAGACAAAGACACCTGGGTGCAGCTGACGGACGACGATGTCACCGAAATCAGCTTTCAGGTCCTGGATGGAGAAATCGAATTGAGGCGCGGCGGCACCGCAGCGCCCGGTTCCGAAGCGCGCGGCTGGATCTACCCGGGCGGGACCGGCCGGGAAAAGCTGCCACTGGCAGATATCAGCGTGGCGCAGGGCAGTCGTGTTTGGGCCAAGGGCCGCAGGGCAGCCAAATCTACGGTTCTGGTGGATCATGCGTGACCCGTTCCTTTCCGGCCGAAGTGCATTGCGCAATCCATTTCAAACCTCTCGCCTCTCTGTTCTAACCCTCAATCCGGTACTTTTCCTCGACCCGTCTGACCTATCCACGCTGATGCAGGATGAGAGCACGCCTGTTTCCGCTGCGGGCGACCCTGTCATGACACCATTGGATAAGTCGCACAGATTGGTGCGGGGCAAAGAGCTGTGGAATATCGCAGACGCTTCATCCGGCGCGAACTGGACGGAAAGCAGCGGGGTCTACACCAAGCCAGAGACCGGCTTCGCAACGCTTGGCCTTACCACCCTGACCGCGGGACAATGGTATGAAGCCAAGTTCACAATCAGCGCGACCACCGGCGTTCTGAACCTGTGGCGCCGGGACGCGACAGCCACCAGCAATGAACAGGCCGCAGGCGATTTCGGAACCGGGACGCATTGCGCAATCGTGAGGGCCGGTTACTCCACAAACGGTGACGGCCACCACCTTTGGTTCGATGGGAGTGCTTTCACCGGGACGCTATCTGACGTTTCGTTCCGCGCCCTGCCTGGCAACCACCTCATTGCGCCGTCAGGTTCCAACCGTGCGGCATATCAGTCCGGCGGCGGGCGGTTCTGGCTCGACGGGGACGGGAATGACGACTTCTACACCGCTGACACGCGCTTCGGATTGAGCGCGGACCCTGATCTGACTGTCATAGCGGCAATCAACACGGGTGATCAGATGTCAGCAATCGAGCGCATCTGGCACATCGGGGGCGCCATGGCCGGTTCCATTTCAGGAGCTGTCGGATCTGATGGCCCGTCGTGGCGGCACAACAACGGCAACCGGAAATTCCCTGCTATTGCCAATAACACTGATGCTGTGATCGCTTGGCGGCGCTCCGCCGGGGACCCCTACGGCAATGGTCAGGTGTTTGTGGATGGCGTGGAACAGCTCCAAACATCAGTCACAAACCCCGGCGTGGTGCCTTCAGACACCGGCGGAAAGTTCTCGATGTTCGCTCAGCCCAATGCGGCGGAATGGTTTGGCGGCAGGATTTACGCCATCCTGGTGTTTCCGTTCCGCTTGACGGATGCGGAGCTGATGCGTGCCACCTCTTGGATGGGTGCAAAGCAAGGGCGCACACTATGA